ATTAACTAGTAAATGCGATGATGTAGAACTCCGTTCTTTAATCCAAACAAAGTCAGGCGAAGATGAAAATCCTACCCCACTAATGGCGTGACCGTTTGTTTGATTGCCAGTATAGGTAACAGCATTAAACCCATTGGCATCTGTCGTGTCACCGAATTGCAAGCGGAAACCGTTACTGCCAAAGGTTAATCCTGACGTGTCTTTGGGAGTCCATATGCCTGACTTAACCTTTCCAAAACTGGTAGGGTCTAGGGCTTGTCCGTCAATGAAGTTAACATCGGCTAGGTAGCCATCGAAAGGCGTATTTGTATCATCTCTAGTCCTACCAATATATGATAATTGCGTAGAGTTCCATAAAGAATCAGTATTTAATGGCGGTTGAACTTCAGTTGCAAATGACGTTACTCTGTCACCGTTAATATAAAGTCGAAAACGATTAGACGATGTTGCGTTTGATGAATCCCAAACCACCACAATATGATACCAAGCAGACGCATCGCGAAAAACTTGAGTTGTTATTAAACGCCCCCTAATAGTAGATGAATCTCTGACATACATTTCTAATTGGTCGCCAGTTCCTCCGCTACCAAAAAAACAACGAGTGTCGGCTGTACTATTTGCGCCACAACCAAAAAGTTCATAAGCCGCACCTAAATTGCCACGCTTAACCCAACCACTCCAAGTCCAAGTCTTTCTGTTGCCAGCCGACGCAGGTGTGCGACTTAGGTGTGCGCTGTCCCCATCCTCGAACCGCAAAGACTGCTCAATGGGAAAGTCGTAAAACTCCCGACCAGATGAATACATCCATTGTTCTGAACCTGTAATGCTCATTATGCAAACGCCAGTTGTGGCGCACCCAATAAGATTCTGCCCGAAGCAACAACCACATATGGCACAATGTCTGTTGTGCTTGCCGTGCTTGAAAGAGTAATCCCAGCCGCCCCAGCCGTTTCATAGTCAGTTCCCAGCGACACTGTTCTGCCGCCAGTGCCGTCCTGTATGAATGTGATAAAGCCAGACTGACCTACCTGTTCGGTGGTGGGATTAGCAAGCGTAACATTACCTGTTAGCGTCAAGACAAAGTTTTGATTGGCCGCAAAGTCTAAAGTGACTGAACCAGTGTTAGTTGTATCGGTGTCTGTTGTCGCGATAGCCGTGCCGGTGATTGCCACGCCTGTTGCAGTAACTTCTAGCTTATCCGAACCACCTTGCTGGAGTTTAAGCGAACCAGTACCGGCATCGTTGATAATCGTGTTAGAACCATCGTGGTAAAGTTGACCATCAGAACTTCCGCCCAGCAAGACCTTATCATTGTCTGCCATAACGATATCATTGCCGTTGCTTTGCAAATCGCCGCCAAGTTGAGGAGTCGTATCGTCAACCAGTTCTTCACCAGAAACCTTCACACTGTTTGCTGTTTGATCAAAAGTAAAAAGCGTGATCCACGCATCGTTATCATCGTTGCGTATCTTTAAAACATCTGCGCTTTCATCATACCAAAGTTGGTATGCAAATTTCGTTGATGGTTCTGTTGATCCAGCCGATAATGTGACTGTCGCTGATAATGCGTTGTTAAGATCAGCCCGGAATGCTGGGAAACCTTGGTTAGCAATATTAAAATCGTGTTGTGCCATTTTTCACCTCAAGCGGCTAATTCGCCATATCCTTTTGCAACGTAATCAAAAGTTCTGCTTATAACCGCATCACTGCTATTATAAAATGTAATTGTGAAGCCGGTCGAGCTTTTACCAGTTATAACATAATAATCACCGGATTGTAAATCTTGTGCCGCAACTCCGATGCCTTGAACCGCTTTATATGCCGGGCTGAATGTTATCGCCTTAGAACCAGCACCCGATGAAACATCCGCTTCGGAAACCACGCGATCAGGCATATCAACAGCTACAGATAATTGCGTCACTTCTGGCGTTGTTTCGTTGTCAGATGTTTTTAAGACAGCGCGGAACTTTAGGCCACGCGCTTTATAGTCACCGACAAAAAACTTTCTAAAGTCGGTAAATGTTGGCGAACCAGCCGGATCATCTTCTGTTGTCGCAATAAACAATTCAACATTTGTATCGTCAAACGCCTGTACATCGCCATCAAACGTGCCTGTGCGGTCATCAAATAGACCTTCAGCATCGTCAAACAGATTTACATAATCAGCGCGAGTGACGTTTATATTGGCAGTGACACGGCTAGTATATACAGAACCAAGATCAACAACGCTGTCGAAGTCATACGTTCCAGAAGATGCCACATTACCACTGCCGCCATCAAAAGAACCAGAAGCGTCATCAAAATCTCCTGTCGCATCATCAAAATTAATTGATGTATCCAAGATTAACTTGCTATCAGTCACAACCGTTGAGGATTTTGCGCCAGAGAAAGTCGGCGATTGCGTGGATGTTGTGACCGCGTTCAGACCTTTTATGCTTTCGATAATCGCAACCTTGTTAGTCGGGTTGGTCGATGCGTTGTCTAGCTTATCAACCGCCTTGATAAAATATGTGCCGGTCATCGCTGGAACGATAGCGGTATTAGCTGGTCGTGATACCTTTTCCGCAATAGTTACTGCGTTAGCGTATTCCGCGCCGCTGGTTTCGCGTGCGTGCCTTATAATGTAATGCGATAAATCTAAGTCAGCAACCGGTGTCCAGCTAAGATGCGCTTGCGTTTCAATGATGTTAACACTGAAATCAGTAACGTCAGCCGGTGGTGCGGTTTTGCCGACAACCTGATGCTGATCCGTTGCGTATGCAGAACGAACGCCTATTGCGTTGACAATACGCGCACGCACATCATAAACCGCGTTATCCTCAACATCGACAAGTTCAAAGCGGTTGCTGGCAGATGTGCCAAGCGAAATATATTCGGTCGATGTTGACTTCTTTGCTTCGACTTCAAACTGGTTTGCATAGGCAGATGATGACGATACATCAATAATAAGAACTGAAACCGCTTTCTGGTTAAATATTTGCAGTTCGTCAGTAACGGTCAAGCCCGGCGGTGTTAACGTGAATGGATCAGGAAGCGTTGTATTATCAAGCAAGAACGCAGTTTCTTCAGCATCCCAATCGAACACTGCGCTATTTAATTCACGAAGCAACAGCCCAACAGTCAGAACAATACTGTCGCCAGATGAAGCAACGCCCATCTGCCATTCGGCAACCTCGAAAACCTTATTGCTAAAGCCGAAGCGTTCGTTAGTAAATTGTATGGTGTCGCCGACATCTAACTTAAACGCGGCTAAGTTACACGACACTTCCATAGTCACTTGCTGGCGGTTGCGAAACAAAGCAACTTTAGCCAAGCGTTGCGCCATCGCGGATGATGTAGTGTAAGTTAGATCGTAATCAAGAAACTGTTGTTCGCCGCCATCTTCGGTTTGAAATGTGGATGACGTATATGCCGGATAATCAACAGGAATATAGTTTGTGTCGGGTGATGTGAATACGCCCTTCACCGCGTTATAGTTATCGCGGCGCGACTGCCTTGTTTGAACGCTAATCGATGAAATCATATCATCTTCGGTTAGTGTTACGGTTGGCGATACATATTTAGCGGCCTTTATAGAAAACTTGCCATTCGCATAAGTAATAATACCACCACAAGAAGATAGCATTGCCTCTAGCACCTGTTTAGGTGGTGCGGCGGTTGTTATCGTTCCGTTTATGGAATAGCGGTTCTCCGCACCACCAGCCGCCAGTGAAACGCTTTCATCGCATATATCTGCGGCAGTGCTAAACGCAGTATCGTTTATTTCTGCGCTGGTTGCGCGAAACCCATAACGCTGATCTAGTAAATAATCCCTAATACATAAAGCAGGGTTATCGGAATAAGCGGTCGATGCAGTTCGTGGGTCATAAACCTTTTTGCCACGAACAATCGCGCTGATATTTGGGATGCCGTTCGGAAACGCATCAACAGAATATTTTAACCGCACATATAAATAGGCGATGCCGCGCAATCGATGTGAAGTCGTCCATTTATCGCTTTCAGCAACCAGATCACTATCTGCTAACTGATTATCCGCGCCTAAGTGCTTGTTGACTCTAATTTTCCCGACATATTTAGATGGCGCAGTTACATTTCCATCACCATCCAATGTAACCGCTTCCTCATTAATATAGACAGTCGTTATGGCATCGATTTCGTGCGATGCCAGCATAAGAACTAGGTGCAAGTTTGTATCGTTATCGGTGCTTTCCGCAAACGCCATAACG